AACACGCCTACTATACCCCCGCCAGAAATGGTGGGGGTTTCTTTTACTTGCCGGGAAACTAGACGGTGTGTATATTGACAAACAAATTGTCTTATGAATCAGACGAGGGACTATGGCTGGCCTGACTCTACTACGCGTAGTTGATAACAAAACTCTCGAACGTGAAGAACGGGAGCGGATTGACCGTGAGTTACAGGCACGCCAGAATGACCCCTTCATCCTTGGTATGGTTGCGTACCTCAAGGAGTGCTGGGACGCCGCGCGTATCGCCAAAAAACCTATTGAAAACATTATGTTGCGGGCCATGCGGCAGCGCAACGGTGAGTACGAAGCTGACAAGCTGGCTCAGATCAACGAGCAGGGTGGCTCGGAAATCTACATGATGATTATCGAAGTGAAGTGTCGCGCGGCTGAAAGCTGGCTGCGGGACATTTTGCTCGACCAAGGTACCCCTCCGTGGGACTTGGACCCAACGACGATCCCCGACTTGCCACCTGATGCGCAGAACCAGATCGAGCAGATGTTCGGTCAGAAGGTGTTGCAGATGATCCAGAGCAAGGGGCAAGCGCCCACTGTCGAGGAGATGGCTGAGCTTCGTGAGATGGTCGCGCAGGACTATCGCTTCTCCATTTTGCAGGAAGCGCAGAACCGTGCGGACAAGATGAAGTATCGGATCGAAGATCAGTTCGAGCAGGGCGGGTGGTCTGATGCGTTCAACGAGTTCATTACTGACCTCGTGACGTTCCCAGCCGCGTTTGTGAAAGGGCCGATTGTGCGCCGCCAGCGTACGCTGGGGTACAAGACCGCACCTGACGGGAACATGATCGTTGAGCCGATTGAGCGTTTGGGGCCAGAGTACGAGCGGGTTGATCCGTTCCGTATTTACCCTGAGCCGGGCATCACCCACATCAATGACGGGTACATGTTCGAGCATCACCACATGAGCCGGACAGAACTGGCTGATCTGATCGGTGTGCCGGGCTACGACGACGAAGCCATCCGCAAAGTGTTGGAAATTGGCAACGGTCAGTCATGGATCAACGAAGACGTTGAACTCCAGAAAGAGGAAGAAGAACGTAAGTTCTACGCCTACAACTCTCCGACCGAGATGTTCGATGCCCTTGAGTTCTGGGGCAAGGTCAGCGGCGAGATGCTGCGTGACTGGGGTCTGTCTGACGAGGAGGTGCCTGACGCCGCCCGTGAGTACGACGCGAACGTGTGGGTAGTGGGGAACTACGTCATCAAGGCGGTTCTGAACTACGACCCGCTCGGTGAGAAGCCCTATGCGAAGACATCGTTCATCAAGCAGCCCGGCGCGTTCTGGGGCAAGGGTATCCCTGAGATCATCGAGGACATCCAGAACATCTGTAACGCTGCTGCTCGCGCTCTTGTGAACAACATGGCGATCTCCTCAGGCCCACAGGTCGAGGTGAACCTTGAGCGTATCCCGCCGGGTGAGGACATCACACAGCTTCATCCGTGGAAGATTTGGCAGACGATGAACGATCCGCTCGGGTCGAGTGCGCCTGCGGTGCGGTTCGCGCAGCCTGACTCTCGTGCAAACGAGTTGATGGGTGTCTACGACCGCTTCTCGCGCATGGCCGACGACCACTCGGGTATTCCGGCGTATGTCTACGGCGACCTCAACGTACAAGGGGCCGGGCGCACAGCGTCTGGTTTGTCTATGTTGATGGGTTCGGCTGGTAAGGGCATCCGCCAAGTGGTGATGCACATCGACAAAGATGTCATCCATCCGATTGTCCAACGTCAGTTTGTCTACAATATGCGGTATGATCCCGATCAAACGATCAAGGGAGACGTACAAGTGGTGGCTAAAGGCGCGATCAATCTGGCGGTCAAAGAGACTGTCAACGTCCGCCGTGTTGAGTTCCTCAACGCGACAGCCAACCCGATTGATATTGAGATCATCGGCACCGATGGACGCGCTGCGATCCTTCGTGAGGTGGCCAAGGGGCTACAGATGGATGTGGATGAGGTGGTACCATCGCGTGAAAAGCTGGCGTACCGCAATGACGCAAAAGCGGCAATGGCTGCTCAGCAGGCTGCTCAGCAGCCGCAGCAGGCTGCGCCAACACCGACGACTCCAAGTGGTGCCCCTATGGGTGGCATGGAGGCGAATACGGTGATGAATCGTGACACTGGGGGTGCAGGATGAAGCGGCCTGATCCCGATGTAGTTAAAGCTCTGGCCCTGACGAAACGCCAGTTCCCTGAGGTCTTTCAATGGATCGAAGGGTGGTATCGTCACGAGTTGGAGCAGCTACCCAGTGTTGGACAGAATGTGGCACTTGCACAGGGGCGGTGTCAGGTTTTGAAAGAGCTTCACGACCTAATGAAAAAGTCCCCTGATATAGCGGCAGAATCCAAACATGGATAGCTGTTGATTACGCACACCGATAGGAGCGTTCACTATGGCACTACCAGCGCAAGTTCGTAAACAGTCTGAGGCAGTTAACAAACTGTACGAAGAACTCAATTCCGAGAATGAACAGGCGGTCGAAACGACCGAGCCTGAACAGGATCATGTTGAGGAAAAGTCACAGGGTAAAACCGCCGACAGTGTAGCGAAGGAAGCACCCGCGCCCCAGCAGAAAGATGAGCAGAAAGCTGAGGGCGACAATCCTGAGAAGACTCTTGAGCAGAAGTACCGTACCCTGCAAGGTATGTACAACGCTGAGGTTCCCCGGCTCCACGCTGAGAAGCGCGAGATGGCCGGACGCGTTCAGCAGCTTGAGCAGTTGATCGCAACAATGAACTCACCTGCGGCGCAGCCGCAAACCCCCGCTGAAAAGCTCGTAACTGAGCAGGACATCGAGGAGTACGGTGATTCCATTGATGTGATGCGTAAGGTGTACCGGGAAGAAGTCTCGGCGCAGCAAGCGCGTATCAACCAGCTTGAGCAGTTGCTTCGGCAGATGCAGACAACCGTTGTCCCACAGGTCAACCAACTCTCGCATAACCAAGCCGTATCAACTGAACAGCGTTTCTGGGCAGACCTACAGACGGCTGTACCTGACTGGCAGGACGTAAATGCCAACCGCGACTTCCAGTCGTGGCTTTTGGAAGTCGATCCGCTCACGGGTATTAACCGCCAGACTTATCTGGATGACGCACAGCGTAATCTGGACGCACGTCGGGTGGCTAGTTTCTTCGCAGCTTGGAAAGGGTTGTCTGGTGTACCGGATGCTCAGACCAATCGGACGGCTCAGCCTTCTCAGCTTGAGAAGCAAGTGGCACCGGGACGTGGACGTTCTGGCTCCTCTCGCGCCTCAGGCGAACCCAAGACCTACTCCTCGGAAGACATCAAACGGTTCTTTACCGATGTCCAGAAGGGGAAGTATAAAGGGAGGGAAGATGAGCGTGACCGCCTTGAACGTGACATTTTCGCTGCACAGCGGGAAGGTCGCATAGTCACTGCATGATCCACAGGAGATAAATCATGTCTTACCCCGTATCGGGTGGCCGCCCCAACTACAGCGGCAACTTCATCCCCGAAATTTGGTCGGGAAAACTGATCGAGAACTTCTATGACGCTACTGTCTTGGCAGCTATCTCGAACACCGACTACGAAGGTGAAATCCGCTCTTTCGGTGATACGGTTAACATCCGTACCACCCCGGAAATCACCATTCGGGATTACGTCAAGGGCCAGTCCCTGACTGTCGAGAACCCCGACAAGCCGAAGCTGCAACTTGTCATCGACAAAGGTGAGTACTTCGCCTGCGTTGAAGATGATGTTGACCGCATCCAGTCGGACATCAACCTCATGGATACTTGGTCCAAAGACGCTTCCGAGCGTATGAAGATCAAGATCGACCAGCGCGTTCTGACCGACATGTTGCCGGACATTGCCGCTACAAACAAAGGTGCAACTGCTGGTGAGCAGTCCGCGTCCTTCAATCTTGGCACCACGGCTTCGCCGCTGACTGTCACGAAAGACGGCGCGTCCTCGACCACTGCTGTTGTTGACCTGCTGGTTGACATGGGCACCGTTCTGGACGAAGCAAACGTCCCCGAGTCTGACCGCTATGTTGTGATCCCTGCCAAAATGGCTGGTCTCATCAAGAAGTCGGACCTGCGTGACGCGTCTCTTACCGGCGATGGTACCTCCATCGTACGTAACGGTCGTCTCGGCATGATTGATCGCTTCACGATCTACATGTCGCACAACCTGAACGTTGATTCTGGTAAGTACAGCATCATCGCTGGGCACAAGATGGGCTTCACTTTCGCGTCTCAGATGACCGAAATGGAAACCATCCGCTCGGAGTCGACCTTCGGCAACATCGTTCGCGGTCTGCAAGTCTATGGCTACAAGGTTGTAAAGCCCGAAGCCATTGCGCAGTCCGTCATTTCGTTCTCGTAAGGAGGGATGACTCATGCCTACATACACTGACTCGCTGGGTTTCAACAAAGGTTCGGCGTCGTACCCTGACAAAGGGCGTCTCGACATCACCAAACTGGCCGTTGAACTCGACTTCGCAGCTATCACTGCGGCCCGTGCCGCTGCTGGCGCAACTGCGCTGACAAGCGGTGACGTTCTGGAAGCTCTCCAAATCCCTGCTGGCACTCAGGTGCTGGCCGTTGGCCTCAACGTAACCACCGCAGAAGGTGGCACGCTGACCGTTGACGTGGGTGACGGTGACGATCCAGACGGCTACCTCGATGGCGTGAACGGCAATGCTGTTGCTGGCTACTCGTCTTCGCAGGTGACGATCTCGGAAGGTACTCCGAACACGATCTCTCCTGCACTGGCGTTTGGTAAGTACTACAGTGCTGCTGACACCATCGACGTGAAGATTGTTAACGCGGCTGACGCTGCGGTAATGACTGTCTGGGCTGTTGTCGCAAACTGCGGCTAAGGCGTAAGGGAGGGGGCTTCGGCCCCCTCTCATCACTAGGAGGTTGTCATGCCCACTAACTTAACTGGTTCACTTATCAACGCGACCTACGAGCAGCTTCTGCATGTCGACGGTGGCCCGGCGGCTACTGAGAAGGTGGTGTACAGCGGTACTGGTGTGGCGACGGCCCTCAAGGTCGGAACGCAGTCTGTCTCGGTGGACAACATCCAATTCGACGGCAACGCGATTTCCTCGACCAACACAAATGGAAACATCGCACTGACGCCTAACGGCACAGGCGTTGTAACAACTGACAACTTGTCGTTCGATGGCAACACGATTGCGACGACGGATACTAACGGTAATCTCGTCCTCGCGCCGAATGGCACAGGCTCTGTCAACATCTCGAACATCAACGCGACCGGCGGCTCTATTAGCGGCGTCACGTTTACTGGTACCTTCGACGGTATCACATCAATCACCTCGACCTCGTTCTTCACGGATACATTGGATGCCGGGCTTACACTTGCCGGGCAGGCGCTGACTGCGGACGGGACCGATACGGACATCGACATCAACCTCGTGCCTAAGGGCACAGGCGAGGTGAACATTTCCAAAGTAGACATCGACAGTGGGTCTGTGCTGGCGACCACGGAGCTTGGCTACGCCACTGGTGGCACTGTCACGCAGACTACCAACAAGTCGACCGGCGTCACGCTGAACGCTGTCAGCGGTAAGATCACGATGCACAACGCACAGCTTAACCGCAACACGGGTGTATCGTTTACCCTGACCAACAGCGCCATCGCGGCGACCGATGTTCTCATTGCGAATATTTCGACTGGGGCAACAGCTAACGCGTATTCCCTCACTGTAGACGCAGTTGCCGCTGGCTCTTGCCGCTTCCATCTCCACAACTTGTTGTCTGGCTCGGACTTGTCCGAAGCCCTCGGCATCAACTTCGTGGTCATTAAGGGAGCGCATAGCTAATGGCTACACGAGTAGACAAATCGAAGATGAAGTGTAACGCTCCGAAGCGTACACCGAGCCACCCTACCAAATCGCACGTTGTGAAAGCCTGCGCCAACGGTAAGGAAAAAGTCATTCGTTTCGGTGAGCAGGGTGCGAAGACCGCTGGCAAACCCAAGTCCGGTGAGTCCGAAGCCATGAAGAAGAAACGCGCTTCGTTCAAAGCCCGCCACAGCAAGAACATTGCCAAGGGCAAGATGAGCGCCGCGTACTGGGCAGATAAGGTGAAGTGGTAATGGCTGAGAAGAAAAGTCCCACACCGACAAACCCTGCTCTGTGGTCTCGCGTAAAGGCTGAGGCCAAGAAAAAGTTTGACGTATACCCGAGCGCGTACGCTAATGCGTGGGCCTCGAAGGAATACAAGAAGCGCGGCGGTGGGTGGCGTGGCCCCGACAACCGCGTGAAGAAGGGCAAGTGATATGGCTAAAGGTGGCCTCGGTAAGTGGTTTGGTGAGAAATGGGTCGACGTGAAGACCGGTAAGCCCTGCGGGCGCTCTGGTTCTGAGAAGTCATCCCGGTCTTACCCTGCTTGCCGCCCTGCCAAAGCCGCAGCAAAAATGTCTGCCAGCGAAAAGAAAAGCATGGCATCTAAGAAAACAGGACCGGCGCGTAAATCGTGGCCGGTCACACCGTCTGGAAAGCGGAGGACAAAATGAGCAAGATGTATCTACGGAATAAGGTCGATGGGTTCATTTACGGGTGGAATGAGATTCTCGCCAAGAACCCGAAGTGCGAGCCTGTGACTGAGGAAGAAGCGTTCCCTGAGCGTTTCGTCGATAAAAAACAGGTAAAGCGTGTGCAGAAGAAGCAGGCTGAGACAAAGACAAAGCTCGATCTGTCTACCGATGACATTCCCGAAGAACCAGCGTATACTGCTCCAGAGATCGAAGCAGATGCGTCGAGGAATTTGCCTGAATGACACCAAACGAAGTCATATCGCAGGTCCGGCAGTTAGTTCAGGACACCGGTGCCACGCAGCGTTACACCGACGCTACGCTCCTTGGTTTTGTAAACCAAGCGATCAAGCGCATGGTTGTCCTACGTCCTGACTTGTTTGCTGAGTACGGGGAAATCCCGACGACTGCGAACACGCCCTTGCAGACCCTGCCATCTGACTCGATGCGGCTCATCGAAATCTATCAGGTCAAGGACGGCAACGTCCTGACCGAAGTAAACCGCGAGACTATGGATCAGGGATACCCGAACTGGGTGTCTGACCCTCCGGGTACGCCGTACAACTTCATGCGCCACGTGCGTAACGCCAACAAATACTTCCTGTACCCGCGCCCTATGCCGGGCATTGTGTTGTTGGGTGAGTACGCCAAGGTGCCTACGGACTACGCATTGGACGCGGACATCACGGTTCTGCCCGATGCCTACTTCCCCGCGTTGATTGACGGTACCACGTTCCTTGCCTCGTCGATTGACGACCAGCATGTGAACTCTGGGCGGGCCAAGTTGTTCCTTGACTCGTTCACTACGTCTCTTGGGAGTGGTGTAACCAACCGCCCGCTGACGGACGCTGAGTCCGCCGGTATGGCCCGTGGAGACTTTATCTGATGGCTAAACGTACGTTCGCATCATTGGCCGCTCGAATTAACCCCAGTGTACCGGGGTGTTCGCTGCCGCTTATTGTCCAGCACGTCCGCACTGCGGCGATCCTGACCTGCGAGCGTACCTTGGCGTGGCGCTACGAGCAGCCCGCCTACAACCTGACACCGGGCAAATACGTCTACGACTACAACAAGCCGGTGGATACGGATGTTCACGCAGTGATGCACGTGGCGCTAAACGAACACGAGGCGCTCAGCCCGATCACGTTGGATCAGGCAACTGATTTGTTCCCGGGTTGGGTTCGCGCGTCCACCACAGCACAAGACATTGCAGATAACGGCGGTCAGCCTCGCTTCATCGCGCAGGTTTCGCCTTCTCAGTACAACGTGTTGCCTCCGCCCAACGCGGACAAGACATATACCCTGCGCATGATCTACGCACTCAAGCCGTCTCGCTCTGCCAGTGAGATGGACGAAGGTGTGATGAACCAGTTGGAGGAGGCGATTGTCAGTAAGACACTCCAAGACCTTCTGGTGCTGCCGGGTACTGCGTGGTCTGATCGTGAGTTGGCGTCTTACCACGCCAAGCAGTTCATCGCTCGTGTGAGTGAGAACCGCGCGCAGGCAAACATTGGTCGTATGAGGGCTTCGCTTACCGCGAAAGCCCCGCGTTTCGCATAGGAGGATGCCATGGACGCAAGATTTATGGATTCTCGTATCCGGCTTGTACAGGGTGACACAGGTCCGCAGGTTCAGGTAACACTGACTGACGAGACAAGTGGCGACCCGATCAACCTGTCTGGGGCTACGGCCACCCTACACTTCCGCTCTGAGGCGACTGGTACGACACTGTTCAGCCGCCCAATGACGATCCCCGTGGCTACAGCCACACAAGGGTTGGCGACAGTGGTGTGGGATGCAACCGACTTGAACCAAGACCCCGGGGATTACGAGGGTGAGATCGAGGTGGTTCTGGCCACTGGTATCCGCCAAACGGTGTACGACACCCTGAAATTCCGTCTTCGTGAGGATTATGCGTGAAGCTGTATACGGATAGAAAGCGCATCCGCGCTGCTATCCGCGCAGCGCAGATCAAGGCCACAACCTCAGTTGCGGCCTTTCGCGCTTCTGTGGAAGTACCTTACATCCGCATCAAGGCGGTCACTGGCCGCTTCATCAAGCGGCTCCAGTTCAGTGAAAACTTGGCACTGGCGTCCATCGCCAAGGCGCTGTTCGGTAAGAACATCACCGACAACGTGGGTCTCACAGACCTGCCTGACATCGTACCCAACAAACGCCTCACCAATGGCGTCGGCGCAGGCGAGCAGCTTGATCCATTCCAGATCGCCAAGGGGCTGACTGAAAACCCGAAGGTCGAAGATGGTGACTACTTCGCTGAGGACTATACGATCTACGGCTACACCATCGCGTCCTACGAGATTGAGTTCCGCAAGCCTGTGACTGAGGCGGTTGGCGTGGCTGACCTACCCGACATCGTACCCAACAAGGGTCTGTCCAGCGGCGTAGGCGCATTTGACGGTATTCTGAGCAAGCAGTTCGTCGCGGCGACAAGCACCGTGATGACCGCAGACATCACTGATGTCTCGACCTCGTACCTGATCCGTGCGTTGAACAACACGGCGCGGGCGCGTGAGGCACTTGCAGGTGATACGTCAAAGCCTCTCAGTGACACGTGGAGTGCGGCTGACGCACCCGCTGTAACCTTTGCTCGCCCTGTGTCTGACACGGGCGAAACCGCTGATGCGGAAACGAGACAGTTTACGAAGGTGCTTGTAGATACAGGCGCGACGGCTGACTCAGAAGACTTGAACTTTACCAAAGGACTGGCCGACACATCTGTTGCTACCGCTGGAGACCCCGTGTTTTCTATGACCGGTGTCCGCACGGACAGTGCAAACGCAGTAGAATCTATTGTGTTAAAACCAATTCTTGGTATTATAGACACGCCAGCAGTCTCGGACAGCGGTGCTTTGCGTATGCAAGACTACTGCTCGTTTGACTACTTTGCACAAGATTACGTCGGGACATCCCTGACTTTCTGAGGAGAGATTGAATGAACTCACATGAGAATCTCGGTTTGTCGGGTCGCCTGACTATTGTCCTTAAAGACGCTGAGGGCAACGTCAAAGAATCCCGCGAAATCAAGAACCTTGTTGTCAACTCGGGTCTTGCTTACATCACCAGCCGTATGCTCGGCACCTCCACCAACGTAATGTCGCACATGGCTCTTGGCTCTGGTACGACTGCTGCGTCGGCGGGTGACACCGACCTCGGCTCGCTCCTCGGTTCGCGCAAGGCGCTGACCAGTTCGACGCAATCTGGCTCGAACAACGAGAGCATCATCTACGTGGCAACCTTTGATCCGGGTGAAGGCACAGGCGCAGTTACCGAAGCAGGTATCTTCAACGCCTCCTCGTCTGGCGTCATGCTCTGCCGCACTGTTTTCCCGGTCGTGAACAAGCAGGCTGCTGACACCCTGCAAATCACATGGACCGTAACTCTGTCGGCTACGTAAGGTGACACATGGCTACCATCGTAACGCGCTCTGGCAAAGGCTCTCCCCTCACAAACGCTGAGGTAGACGCCAACTTCACGAATCTCAACGATGACAAGGTTGAGACTTCGGCCATCTCTGCGTTCGGTGGTACCCTCATCGACGACGCTGACGCGGCTACTGCCCGCACAACTCTTGGTCTTGGCACCGCTGCTGTACAGAATGATGACCGGTACGCACACCGGTCAAACAATCTCTCCGATCTTTCTGATGCAGCAGCGGCGAGAACCAACATTGATGTAGATCAGGCGGGAACCGCTCTCGCTCTGGCGATTGCTCTGGGGTGAGATAAATGGCAAACGTTTTCAAGAACTATACAGCAGCCTCAGTAGGAACAGGCGGATCGACGGTTTACACCGTCCCGAGTTCTACGGTTGCGGTTATCATCGGGATGAACTTGGCGAACCGCACAGCGGGGCAAATCGCCGTGGATGTCCAACTCGGCTCGACATACATCGTCAAAGGCGCACCGATCCCCGCAGGGTCGGCTCTGTCCGTTCTGGACGGTAAGATCATCGCTGAGACGACTGAAACCATCACAGTAACTTCGGATACCGCCTCCTCGGCGGACGTAATCCTGAGCGTTCTGGAGCAATCGTAATGGCTGGATACATCGGCGCAAAACAAGGTGTAACCCAAGTCGACGGCTACAACCGCTCGGAGGCTGATGCTGAGTTTGTGCAGGTCACTGGCGACACGATGACCGGGAACCTAACTGTAGGCGCAGGTAACTCAACGCTTACAGTTGCTGATACGAATGGATACGTTCGTGCGACACACAACAATGGCTCGGCGCAGATAGGCTTGTTTAGGTCGGGCGCTAGCGCGGGCGGCGGGTATATCGGTGCAGACGCGGATAATTGCTTAGACGTACGAAACGCCGCCCTTACTTCTCGTTTTGTTGTCAGTCAGTTGGGGCTTATAAAAACAGGGAAACTTCCCGCCGTTTCGCGTAACTGGAGTGCGTCCGTTTCGACCACAGGGGCGCGCGTAGTGTGCGGGTTTGGTAACACGGTTCTCGACACCATTGGTAGCTCAACCTTCGGTAGCTACGCAATACGCCCGCAACTCGCTGGTTATTATCTTCTGTCTGCGCAGTTAGTAGCTGGGGGTGTTTCGCCAAGTGCGTGGACGCCTATCCTCCACATCATCAAGAACGGCACTACTGTTTACAGTCAGTCTGATCTTATAAACTACGTTGGTGGTCACTCCGTGGGGATAAGTGCCGGTATCGTTGTATCGGCAAATGGTACTAGCGACTATTTTGAAATTGGATTTTCTCACAACAATGGCACCACTTACACCGTGGATACGGGTAGCTTTGCCTTGTTC